GGGAGCAGTTCACTAGTTATAATGTTCGCAAGAAGATATCTGATGCGAACGACAGGATTGTTATCAATGGAACGCGTGTTCAGGTGAATACGGGACTTGGGTTAGATGTATTGAACAGGCTGACTCTTGCTGTCACCTCTAGGGCGTTTGTCGATCGTTTTGACGCTGGTAGGTTGACTAAGGAGGTGATGGCTCAGTTTAAGAAATTACAGGGTCAGAACGGGGCGGACACTGGTATGGTGACGCTTATGCGTCGTTTGGCACTGTGGTTTTTGGACCCGATTATCGCGTGTTTACTCAAGCCTCTAAGTGTGTTAGGTGATTGGATTGAAGGGGTTTTTGGCGCTTCTCGATTTGTATCTCCTGGTAGGTTTGACGTTCCTCTGGGTTATGTTCGTGTTGGCGAGAAATGCTCGGCTTTAACTCATGGATTGAAATATGCTGGCCCAGATGTATTGGTTGCGCACGCTCGGCCAGTATCTGGCATGCCGGGTTTCTTTGTAGCAGAGGCAGCTGCTAGGGTTGCAGGAACTAGAGTAGTTTCTGGATGGAGAACCGGCTGGGCACAGCTATCCGGAGTGAAGTTTGAGGCGCATGTTACGAGTCCTCCTGGTCTAAAGGCTGATTTAGGCGGCTATCGAGTGAGTGAAGCGTCTCTGTTTGATGACGTTGTGGATTCTCGGGAGTCTGAAAGGTTAGTAAACGCTGTTCAGGCGTCTAACTATGTGGAACATTCCGGTGATAAGTTTCGTGTGAGTACTGATGTTGTTGTGGGTGACCGTGCAGCACAACGCGATGATCACGTTGAAGTTGTGGTAGATCCGGTTGGCGCGATGAATGCGTTTTATGCTACTGTTAATCCTGGCGTAGCACCACAAGAGCTTGAGAATGATACTGCAAGCTTGTCTTTGGATCCGCAGGATAGGTACGTGACAGCCGACCGGATGGTATTGCCGAATGTTCCGGCGATGGTTGCAGCTCCTAGGAATGTGTATAAGAGTCAGGTACAAGCGTTGAATGTGTCAAAACGTCAGAATGTTCTACCTGAACTTGTGTCCGCGACTGCCGCTAGGAACTTGAGTGCACCGCAAGTTTCTTTGCCTCAAGACGAAGATGCGGCGGTGTTAGATGTTTGGACTCGATTTCTGCGGGACGCATGTGTGCCAGACGCTGAACAGAAATTGTTGGGTTACTGCAATGATTCTGTCGCGTTGACCGAGGAAGGTTTGAAGGGTTGGGCAGCACAGACAGACGCTAAGAAATTAGCTCGAGTGATTAAGTCACTAGAGGATAATGCGCATACGCTCGAGTCAATGGATACTGGTGAATACATGATGATGTTGAAGGCGGATGTTAAGCCTGATTTGACCACGAAACCGATCTTTAATAGGATCGAGCCTCAGGTTATCGTGTATCATACAACCGAATTGAATGCTCTGTATAGCTCGATATTCAGGGTGTTGGTTCGCCGGTTTGTTTCTTTGTTGAAACCGAATTACAAGGTTATACTGTTGAAGGACATGAAGGAAGCTGAACGAGTTGTGCAGAATATTCATCCGTTTGGCGTAGCCCTGAAGTTTTTGGAGAATGACTTTAGTAAGTTTGACAAGTCGCAGGGGAGATTTGTGTACTTGCTGGAAGCGTTTGTGTTTCGACAACTGGGGTTGAACGAACAGTTGCTTGAGCATTGGTTAAAAGGGCATAAAACTGCACGCATTCGCTCTGTTGCTTTGGGCATGTCGGTGCATCTGGATTATCAGCGCAAGTCCGGCGACGCTACAACAGCGTTTGGCAACGTGTTGTTGAATGTCTTAAGTGTTACGTACGCTTATTCTGGTACAGATGTAGTCTGGGCTTTGTTCATAGGTGACGACTCATTGGTCGCTTGTACCACAGTTAGCGGAGATAGGAATGCAGTTCGGGTGTTGGCTGAAGTATTTAATTTGGGTTCTAAGACTTTCGTTACGGAACAACCATATTTTGCTTCAAATTTCATGGTGATTGACGATGCAAACGCTGTTGTGAGATTTGTACCCGACCCTGTCAAGAGAATCGCTCGGTGGTCTATGTCAGTTTCTGCGGACGAACCTAAGTGGCATGAGAGATGGGTTTCTGCCAGGGATGCGTGTTACGCGTACTTGGACGAAATGAATGTGAGCGCGTTACCTGGTTTGGTAGCGGCTCGGTATGATGTTAAGTCTGAGGATGTAGTTCCGGCAGTGAGGGCAGTAGCAACAGTCGTACAAAATGAAAGCAAGTTCCGCGCGTTGTGGAACAAGAAATCTGAGTGGGTAACATTTGGTTAGTTGGTTTATTGTGTTTCCCTTAATACATG